CTGTGATTAATTGGCTCAATCTTTCCATTTACCATTTTTACAGGCACACCATACAGCTTAACCGGCTTTGCAGAATTCATCATCTGCGGTTCAATGGTTGCGTGCTCTCTTCTTGTCACATCTCCTGCAATTCCAGCAGGCATTCTTTTGTAAAAAACATTACTCATTATACTTTCCTCCTAATTTATTTTTTCCAAAATTCTTTGTTTCTTGCAGCTATTTTAGCAATTTCAGAACTGGTCTGTCTAAAATAACCTTTAGAATCAAAAGACTTTTTCTGAACTTTTGAATCCCTAGTTGCCGCAATCATCCGGCTGGCAGCAACAAATACTCCCTTCAACTCTGCCGGCTTTAGGGCTTTTATATCTTTACCTTTCAGCAAAGGATAAATAGTAGCAGCATGGTCACCAGTCAGAGCATTAGAAAGAGCAGTCCTTCTAACTCTATTGTAATAAGCTGCCTTATCACCGGTGGGTTTTGAAAGAACAATATCAGGGTCAATAATTTCCGCATCACCAGCTACCTCCTGAAATTCTTCTTCCTCTTCTTCCCAACCTTCTTCACGCTCGTCCTCATCCTCTACAAAGAGTCCGTCCTCTTTTTCTTCATCAAGCTTTGCTTCAGAATCAGTTTGGGATTCCATTTCGCCACTACCACCAGAATCTTCACCAACCAAGTCAAACAGACGTTGAATAAGATTTTCGATTTTGTCCAATCGTGCCGATATTTCTTCAATACCAGTCGCACCACCTTCTTGGTCGCCTACTTCTTCCTCACCTCCTTCTGTTTCTTCTACTTCTGTAGGTTTGTTTTCTGATACCGCTTGTGCTGCCGCACTCGCTTCCTCTGCCGCTGCAACAGCCTTTTCAGCAGCTTCTTTTGCTTCAGCTGCCGCCTGCTGTGCCTTTTCCGCATCATCCGCTCCCTCTACAGAAGTCGGCTCTCCTAAATCAGCATCCTCTAGAGAGTCTGCAAACCTTGATTTAGGAAAGATGCGTTTGAAAAGTTCTTTTGGTCTCATAGTGTTTACATCCTCCCTAGTTATAATAATGTTATTATTTACACTATCCTCATCTTGGATAGCACATCGTGAACCCGCTCTTCCTTTATTTACCAGAGCAACATGGTTGCCAACAATATTGCTCTGTCTTCCTCTTCCTTTTTCTATCTGTTCGTATTCAGCGTCATAGCCCAAAGAAACTTCTCTCAAACCTGACTTAACCAAATCAATAGCTTCTTTTGTGGTCACTAAAATATCCCCTAAAAGCATATCTTCCATTTCACCATCACCACGACGGACATTCTGGACATAGCCGTGGGATAGGTTTTTCCAGTTCTCTGGGGTCACTACTCCATCAGGATGATTGATGACTAAAGGTTTTCCCTCAAAGGAAGCTATGGCTCTTTCACTGAACACTTCATCTTCATCTCTTTGAATTTTTACTACACCATCTAAACCGCCCTCAACAGGCACTTCAGCGGCAGTGTAATCAAATTCTCCTATTCTGGTAAGAGGCACATCCTTACAAATTAGAAAACCTTCTGGAGTTTCTCCGATGTGCTCGCTTAACCTTTCTGTAACATAAAACCTTGCCATGCTACCTCCTACTACTTAAATCTTTCTAAAAATTGTTCTACAGACATCCCATTAACATTCCCGTTGTTATCAACTTGAGCAGTAATTCCTCCAAATTTATCTTTTTTTACAAGAACACTTTCTTCATGTGGTGTCCCTTGCATAATATAGTTTGTAAACCTAAACCCTATTCTTTGTAATTTTTTCTCAACCTGTCTCCTGATATCAGAATCTTTTGTTTTTCTATTTCCAGATTCTTTTATCATGTTCATTATAGTATAATCAGTCAACCATGTCCTAAGTTTGCCAATAATCTCGTATGGGCTACCTTCATAAGTTAAGCCATACTGTGGATGCTTGGCAATTATTTTTCCTCCATTTTGTCTGATAATCCAACCATATTTTTTAAAATCTTCAGGATATATCAAATCTAAATCCTTTGTTTTTGAATCAACGCCAGAAATCGTTCCCTTTCTTTGTAATTTTTTCTCAACCTGTCTCCTGATATCAGAATCCTTTGTATGCCTTTTAATCCAACTCGTCAAATCATTTCTAACTAGAGGAAGAAGCTTATCTACAATAACTTCATCATCTAAATCACTTTTTCCTACATAAAAAGAAGGGCTACCAGGTTCACGAACTTCTTCAATAGTATATTTTATACCATTTATTCTCCCCATTTCAATCATAACTTTAGAGTCTTTTGTTTTTCTATCTACGCCAGTGATTGCTCCTTTATTTTTAGATGCATAAAAAACCTGCTCGCCTTCCTTCTCTCCATACTGCTCTTTCATAGCTCCCATTATCTTTTTGCCTTTTTCAGTTAATGGGTCACCTGTGTAAGTATCTTTCACCATATCAATTTGTTTCTTTATGTCTTGCTCAACTTTCAAAAAATCTAGTCCTTTAGAAGACAGCATTTCTTTTCTCATGTTCGTATTATGGAAAGCCTCGGCTTCCCAGTAATCTCCTCGATTCACAATGTTGATTTCCCAATTTTTATACTGAATTGTATAGTCCTCATCTTTTGTTTGCAACTTATCAATCTCACTCTGGTACTGGTCAACGCTGTAACCCATCTTCCTGGCAGCATCCATGTTCTTTTGAATCTCGCCAATCTTGGCAGTCAGAGCTTCGCCTTTTGTATAAATATCAGTAAAATCTTCAACCGGCTCTATCTCACCATGAGCTATGTGAAACAAATCCTCCCCGCCTGAAATCACTAAAATATTTCCAGAAGAATCTTGCAACTTATAAACAATTGATGGGGTCGCTCCCGCTTCAATCACTTGATTAATTGGCTCTTCCACCCCTACCACCGTATAAGATTCCCCTATTCTTACACCTTGCCCTTCTTTAATCGCTGTCAAGGTTTGACCTTTATAGAGGGAGTCTCGAACTGTTATTGGGTCATAAGATTTTTCTTTTTCAAGTTCTTCTTCTTGCCTTTTAACAAGTTCTGTAAATCCAGCTTTTTTATTAACTGCAATGGCTTTTTCTAATTCTCTAATCCTTGCGGCTTGACCAGGAGTATAAAGTTTACGCATATCAGTCGAAACTTTACTAAAATTACCGACCCCTTTTCCAGAACCGTCAAACTTCCTTACTCCACCGCAAGCACCTTGAAGACCAATATCAGATGTTTTAGAATCCTGCGAAGGTAATTTCCTGGCGTAATATCTAATTTTATAGTAATGTTTTTCTCCAGGTGTCAGTTGAGAATTGTATCTCTTTGCAGTTTCTTTCATTTCCTGTTCTGTTCCAGTTCTCTTAGGACTATATGGGTCATGTCTTTCTCCAATACTTCCTCCTGACATAAAAAGACCCCATTTTTCTTCATCTACAATCAGCATGTTCTCTCTTAACGGTTCCTTGTCCCTTGTTTTTGAATCACCAGACAATTTGACGTGTTCTTCTGCATCCTCTAACGATTGGAAAATTACTCTTTCCCCGTTACCTTCAACTTTCCAACGCCCACCATCAGTTCCTGCGCCTTCGTAAATCACATAACCGCCTCTTCTGCTATGTGTATGCCAATGGTCTTTAGTTCTTGAATCTTTCATTTTACAATCACCTGATTCAGCTTTCCTTGATTCTATTTTTTTGATTTCTTCTTCGAGTTCTATTTCATAATCCTTGTCTCCACCAATTTGTTTGGCTTGCGCGAGCTGACGTTTCAAATCTTTGAGTCGTTCTTCCTCTTCCCTTGATATTGCCGAATCTCTATACCCTAACATGCGCTTCACCTTGTTTAAATCAATGTTGTAACCCTTTTGTTACATCGCCTGGGCGAACTGTGGGTACAAATGCTCACTTTTCTCGCCCCTTATTGTAAACTTTAAATCAGAAGGAGAAAATGGATGAGGAACATTATCCTTTGTTTTGGAATCCTTCGTAAGCTCCATCCTTACCTCTCTCCATATTCCCGGTCCTCTAAAGCTGCCGCCAATCTCATATGCTTCTCTTTTCAGCTCCTGCTTAAGACGGGTAGCTTTCTGGACCAGCTCTTTACTTCTCCATTCTTCATCAGGACTAACAGTCCCATCGGGGTTAGCGTCTTTTATTTTGCTATCCTTAACCTTAAATCTAATAACATCAAGGTCTAGGTCTCCGTTAAGGTCTCTTATTGTTCCAATTGAGCCTATTCTTAAAGAATTTATAGATGGTGCATTAACTATTTTCCATCCCCTATTAACAAGCTCCTGTAACTCGGCAAATGACATCAGGACTCTTTCACCCTTAAAAGGTCTCCTAGCATCCTTTACTCTACTAGCTCTTTTCTCTAACATTTTCCTTCTCCTAATGTGCGTATTTATTATTTTCAACAATTCCGCCTGCAATCGACAAAAACTTTGCCCTAGCCATTCTTGTTATTACACCATTTTTATAAACCTTCGCTGGAAACTTAATGTCCTCAAGGTCAACAACCGGCTCAGGATAACATCGACAATTAAAAGTTGAACCAGCATGGTAAGTCCCATAAGATTTTTTCCCTTCCAACTTTTCGGGGCTGGGAGGGTCGCCCCAACTAACCAAAACGTCTTGCATAACTTTATGTGAACTTCTTACTCTTATATCCTCTGATGTTCTCCATATATACCAATCAACACCAATAGCCTTTGCTCTTGCCATAGTAAGACCGGTTGTTATTTTTGATGTTTCAGTCCTGGCTATCAGTCTTGCTCTATTTCTGGTTATATTACCAATCCTCATTATCTCTTCTTCAAGTGTGGTCGCTCTTTTGCCTTCAATCAATTGTTTTCCTAGAAGCAAGTCATGAACCTTCTGTGCAGCAGTCAAAGGCATAGAAGTAATAAGCTTCACCTGGTCGTCTAAATATTGTTTCATTAGAGTCCCTACGGGAGCTTTATTTATTTTCCTCTTTAACTCATAAGACATTGTCCGAGAAATATTACTCCATACTTTTTCCGAATCGTTATTTGCAGCATAAATAATTGTAGAAGAAATCCATTTCGACCAGTCAAATAATTTACCACTATATTTGGTTAACTCTCTTATAGTCTTATTGACTGCTTGAGGAGTTAACTTTTTTAAATTCCTTTTTATAATCCTCTCCACTTCTTCAGCAACAGTTTCAAGGCTTCTTGAATATTTATTTTCAAGCCCTTTAGCCGGTGCTGTTTCCCGCTTTTTCTTTTTATGCGGAGTGTCTATTGTGAATGTCGGGTTTACTAATGTCAGCATTTATTTTCTTTCTTTAGCTACTTTTCTAATATTAGCCTTAATCTTCTTCTGAAGATTTTTGTAAACCGGTAAATGTTTAAAATCCTCAAGAGTCTGACCTGTTCTTTTCAAATGCTCATCAAACTCTTTGCTCCCGATAGGAGGCAAGTCCCATGTCTGTTTTATCCAATCTGCATTTTCAAGTTTCTCATCTAAATTTATTAGTTCTGCCATTTCAATACTCCTTTTTAAATTAGTTTTATTATTCAGCCTTTAACATTACTCGACCTTTAACATTACAAACTTTTCTGATATCTTCTTCTGTAAATGGACCTGAATAATAAAAATCTCCACCTACTTCTTTAGGACAGCCTTCTAACGATTTTAATTTTTTATTAAATGCACAATCAAAATTTCCACCAACTATTTCAGGAGCACCTTCTAACGACGTTAAATTATTAAACGAGCAATTAAAATTACCAACCACTTCTTTAGGACAGCCTTCTAACGACTTTAATAAATCGTTAGCCGAGCAATCAAAATCTCCGCCTACTTCTTTAGGACAGCCTTCTAACGACTTTAAACTATTATACGAACAGTTAAAATCACCACCTACTTCTTTAGGAGCTCCTTTTAACGACGTTAAATCATTAATCGAGCAATCAAAATCTCCGCCTACTTCTTTAGGACAGCCTTCTAACGACTTTAAACTATTATACGAACAGTTAAAATCACCACCTACTTCTTTTGGACAGCCTTTTAACGACATTAAACTATTATCTGCACAAATAAAATTACCACCTACTTCTTTAGGGCAGCCTTCTAACGACGTTAAATCATTATCTGCGCAAATAAAATTGCCAACCACTTCTTTAGGAGCTCCTTTTAACGATGTTATTTTATTAAACGAGCAATTAAAATTGCCCCCTACTTCTTTTGGAGCACCTTCTAACGACTTTAAACTATTATACGAACAGTTAAAATCGCCGCCAACTATTTCAGGAGCCCCTTTTAAAGTTTCAAAACCCGGCATTATAATAACGTCATCAAATTTATTAACCTTTTTAAAATCACTATTTTTATGAATTGCTATATCATTTACAACATGAATATCAATATCATGCCCCACAACAACTACTTCATATTCATCAGTACAACCGATGCCTGTTAAAGGTGTTGAAAATACATATTTAATTGGTATTTTAGCAACAAAAGTAGTGCCACTATCTTCTCCTTCTGCGAATCCTTCTGCAAATCCTTTTGCAATATTTTTTGAAAACGAAAAAGAAGACAATGGCTGCAAAGAATATTCACCATCTACAATCTTATCTTTCACACCTCTATACAACGTTATTTCATCATCAGGTTCGAACCCTTGTTCTTTAAACCACTCTTGAGTCTCCCCATAAATAGCTTTTATAAACTTTTCTTTTATTTCAGTTTTTTTAGCCTTACTTTTATTTAAATGAGATATTGCACCCACCTTAAAGATATCTTTAGCCACAAACTGCAATCCCAATGATTCAGGATGCTTATCCGCAGAAGTTTCAGCCCAAAATCTAACATGATTATTTATAATACTATATTCTATACCTGTTTTCTTTTCTAGTTTAGTCACAACATCATGTTTATTCTGTTGAGGAGTTCTTACTATAAACTGTTTTTGGATATGTTTTGTCTTTTCTGTTGGAACAACCCCACGCCCATCGCTTCTTTCAGATACTTTTTCAATTTCCTGAGGCTCTTTTTCCTTCATTTTTTTATAAGCTTCAGCATATCCACCTTCATTAGGAATAAATTGCCCACCCTCAAAAAATTTACCTTTTATTGTTACACCGCCTTTGGGAGCTTTTAATTGTTCGTCAACCGTTTTACGCAATGCTTCAAATTCTTTTTTAATAGCATCCAGCGTTTCCTTTTTGGTCATGGGCTTTTCATCAGAACTCTTGCCCATCATTCTTTCAACACGTTCTTTAGCAGTGAGCTTCTTCTCTCCGCCACCGAATATTTTCCAGACAATACCAAGAGCAACCAAAGGTTTTAATATTTTGCTAGCAAATCCATCTTTAAAAAATGCTCTATCTTTAGCAGGCATTTTTTCAACAGTTTCCTTCTCATTCAAGAATCTAAGCTTTTCCTTCAGTTCTTCTAAAGAATCTTTTTCAAAATCAACCCCGCCTAAAATTTCTAATCTGTGTTTCAAATCTTCAAGGATTTTCTCTGTGTCTTCAGGAGTAGGTGGTTTCTTGCCAAAAGAGCTTTTCTCAGAGGCATCATCTTCAAGCGTGTCTCTGTGCTCGTTTTCCTCTTCTTCTCCTTCCTCCCCACCCATCATACCCTCAAACGGATTTTCCTCACCAGCCATTCCCGGAGCATCTTCTTTTGCGTTTTCAATATCTTCATCAGATATGTTTGTAAAACGACCTGTTGTTCTTGAGTTTTCTGCAAGCTCCTTCATCGCTATCTTCTTGGTTATGATGCCTGAAGAGTAAGCGGAAGAGATTGCACTCACATCAGAAGCAGCAACTTGTGATTTTTCTAAATTAGATAATTGCCAAAGAGGAGAGAAATCAAATTCCAAATCTTTAGGCAATTCTTTACACAATTCAGACCGGCACAGAACATCAAGAATTTTCTGCATCGGCACTCTCATCTGGTTCTCTTGAAGCTTATTGATATGGTCATAATAGTTGCGCAAATCAGATTCACCTGTTGATGATAATCCTGCTGGCGATTGACCAAACAATCTAACCAATGGAATCCCTGTTGAACCTGATATCTGTTGACCAAATTGAATCAGCAAATCAGAAATTCCAGAAAACGAATAAGTATGAGTTTGGAATTGGTCTTTTCCATCGAGCACGGTAAGTCCTTCCATCGTTTGTAGCAAGCGAATATAATTAAACTGCTTGATAACCGCTCCTTCAGTTTTACCTCCCATCGCCAATGCATCTCTGAATCCATCTACGCTAATCGTTCTCAAATGAGCTTTATGGAGTAATTGCGATGCTCCTGCTGTTGCTGAATCATAAGCAATTAAACGGTCAAACATTCTTTCAACAACAGACAAGCCCCAAAGATTTTCAGTCATCTTTTGATAATATGGTAAAATAATACCGTCAAATCTTATCACTCTACTATAATGAATTTTCTGGCCTGATAGTGCCGGCATGCCTGTTACTACAGTATAATATTTAGGCATACCCATATCAATTCCAATTTCAGTAATCAAATCACCAAATGATGGCTCTACCATCCATCTATCTAGAACAAGCAGACCTTTAAATCTGTTTTTGCTTATAGCTTCTAGATTTAGTGGTTTTGAATAATCAGCACCTTCAGTAAGTATAACAGCTATCGCTCCACCATACAGTCTTGCCCATCGAATTGTATCAGCAAGAGCAGGCATTATTTTCAAGTGCGTCATTGCCGCCTGAAGTTGTTTTATTTCATCGGGTGAAATCTTTGTGCTGATTGTTACTCCTTCTCTTGTCATGTCTTCAGCTACAGTATCAACCACCTGACCTACAATCCAGGAGCTTCTGTATGCGGATTCTAACAACTGTCTGTCTCTTGAAATAAATGGGGATGCTGAGTAACCGCCAAAGCTCTGTAAATTCTGTGGTCCTAAACCTAGCTTTGCAACAAAATTATTGAAAGAATCCTCTGTTAATTTACTTGACATCATTCTTTCCTATGCCTTTTCTGCCTTCACTTTTTACTTTATACGCAAATTCATAAACAGGCATTTCTGTTATCTTACCGATAAAATCTTGTGTATTAAAATGGGCTAGGTAGGCGTCTCTGGCCGATAGCTTATCCCTAAATCCAAGCATACACTTGTCCTCATCATAAAGTCCGTCTTCTCTTATCTGGTGGATTATGTAAACTGAATCAGATTCTGGAAAAGGTCCCATAAAGCAATCAACTCCATCCCCATCTCTTCCTACTGTTCCTTCAACATAACCATAAGGATAATAGAATCGGGTTTTCCATGGTTTGCCTGTTCTATCAACTCCTTCTCTAACAGAACCAATTTCATTCTCTACTACAATAATCATTCCTTTGTAATTAAAACGTCTCATCTGATTTATTCTCTTCAATCAGCCCTTCTTGATGATGAGGAGGAGAGTATAGGCTGTAAAGCTTTAATGAAGCGTCGGAGTTGTTTATGATGTTATGGACACACCCCGCTTTAACAACGATGGTTGTGCCATCTTGTATAAAAATCTCCTTGCCATTAAGTACAGCCTTACCTCTCCCTTCCTCAATCCTGAAAAATTGGTCTGTTTCTGGATGAACTTCTTCGCCGATTTCTTCACCAGGATTCAAACACATTAAGACTAATTGTAATCTATCAGCCGTAAATAATACCCGTCTGAAATCATTATTTGCTTTTGAATCTTTTTCAATATTTCTAACATCAAATAAATCCTCTGAGTCTTTTACCGACCTTCTATCACCTTTAATTTTCCATCTTGGATGCCATCTTCTTTTATCACTCGTGTGTTCCTTTTCAACTACCTTCACCTGTGCATATGCCGGTGGAGAGTCAAATTCCTTACCTATCAAATCTTTATAATTGGCTCTGTTAAACTCATTATTAACGACCACAAAAACTTTTTTCTTTGCATCACTCGTGTTTCTTGATACTACCCTAGCATCTTCTTCTTCCCAATACTTATCAATCTGTCTGTAAACCTCGTCCTTTGAGCCTTGATATTGTAAATTTTCTTTTATTGCAGTAAATTCAGCAGGAGCTTTGCCAGATTTGTAAATCATAAACCCCTTATAAATTTGGTCAACTGTTTTGATGCGACTGGAATCTGCATCTGTAAACTTTTTTACTCTTGACAGTTTATCTCTTAACTGTCCTATTTGAGCTCTGATTTTCCTTAAAGCCACGTTGCGCTCTGAATCTGGCTCGGAGCGATGTCTGATTTCAACTGTGCTTAAAGAATCTTCTTTTGCTTCAAGAGCTCTCATTTCTCCATATATCTTTGTCCATTCAGGGTTTATTTGTTTGCTTTCTGAAGCATCATTTACAAGACGACCTTCAACTCTGTGTCTTGCAACTATCCTGCCGCCTACAACATCAATTAGTTCTGATAGCATTTTAAATATTTCTCCTCTGCTTCTTTTACTGTTTTATAAATTTCTTCAGCCTTATCCCAACCAGCTTGCCACAATTGTCTTTCTTTTGAATTTTCAGGATACACACAAACAGGCATTAGTTTAAACCTTTTAAAATCTCTATAAGCTCTTACGCCTTGCATATATATTCGATTCACTCATCACCAATCACCTTTACCCAATCATGGCCTTTAAATTGGATTAAGTCTTCTAAAGCATAACGCAAGGCATCAATGCAATGATTAAAGGAGTCCATAAGAATAGGAAGAATTCTTGGATTGCCGGTATCAGGGTCAATCTGCCGCTTGTCAACCTTGTAGGAATAATTTTCAAACTCCCTCTTCACATTCTTACAGCGGTGATGAATATGTATCTTCTCAAACTTCCGAATATAATCCACCCCATCCTGGACAAAGCCCTTTTTACTTCCCTTGAATTTCCTACAGGCTACAACAGGAAAACCTTTTCTCTTGACATAGGAAATGGTTTCTGGTCTTGAGCTGTCTGCTGATATCTTGTGGTTTCTTGAACCTGGCACTTCGTCAAATAACTCTTCTATCTCCTCAAGCTCAACTCCAATTCCACAGGCTTCATAGTCAATATACAAATCATTATCCAGAACATAACACCGCACTAAAGCAACAGGGTCAGAGGCAAATCCCCAGTCAGCTCCGTAATAAAACTTTACTCCTTCAGGAGCTTCAAAATCTTCTATTACAAACTTATCTTTAAATACTACTGCGTCAGATATCTTTCGTGGATTCCCTTCCCATATATGTAAGTAAGCCTGATAATCAACTCGCTTACAGTATTCCATTTCTTTCCTTAACACATCAGGAAAGTAAGGATTATCACGATAGGTTAAAAGTTTTGATATACAGTTATCAGGTTTGTTCTTCACAAATCTCTGGTATGTGGCGTCTGTTTCCTCGCCAGTATTCCAACTCAACCAAATCTCTGAATTTTCTTTGCGTATAGTAGGAATCAGGAAGCTCCAGCTTTCCTCTGATGTTCCTTGAGCTTCTTCCAGCCACACAATATCAATTCCTTCGATTGATTTTATTTCAGCTGGGAATTGTAGTCCTCTGAATATGAATTCACTCCCTACTTTACTTCTAATCTCTGTTCTTGTGATTTCGTAATAGGGAGACAAACCAAGAGAATCTATTTGGTCTGCCAAAACCTTGTGGACTGAATCTCTGATACTTGTTTGAAATTCTCTTGTGCAAAGGATTCTCTTCTTTTGGAATGATGCTATTGTAGCTAGCACCCTTGCAAAAGACCAAGTGGCACCCCTACCTCTTCCGCCATAAGCAGACTTGTATCTTGATGGCTGTAGCAGAAACTGAAAAGCTTCTGGGATGTCAACTTGGATTTCAGTCGTCATCTGCTTCACTCTTTATGAAATTGAAAACTACCTTTGTAGGAGCTGCTAGAGACAAATCCTTACCATCAGCTCCTGTTAGTTGAACCCTATCAGAAAACTTTCTCGGCAGCAGGTGGGCTGCCAACCATTTCCGGCTCTCCACCTGCAAGGCTCTTGACCGTATATGGTCTTCATTCAGAACCTTTACAGAAGTTTTCTTTCCGTTCTTTCCTACAGTTTCTTTTATATAGTAATCTTTTGTTTTATTATCAGAAATTGACAGAATCTGGTCAGCTAATACTTCGGCTTGTATCTCTCGTGCTTCCACATACGATTTAAGAAAATTTGGCTTAAACGTACTACTGTCTCGGTTGAGCCACCCATAAATAGTTGGGATAGAAGGAACCCCATCATCTTTACAAATATCAACGATAGCTCTACCTTGCATCAGCTGTTCACAGATATACATCCCTATCTCTTTTGTGAACTTTTCTGTTCTTCCTTGAGGTTTGGTATTTTTTGGTTTTCTGCTATCTCTTTTTAATACCGCCATTTACACTCCTCAAAAAATTTTTCCCTTCTATATATATAAAGTCTTTAGAAGCTGTTGCAGTTTTGTTTTACCCAAAATTATTTTTGTTTTTCCAAATTATTTTAAAAACACCATGGCCAGAATTGTTTATAAGAAGAGAACAGAGAGGAACCTGTAGGAAGCCGAGCACCAGATTTCTGTGTTTTTGCTTGAGAGAACAAAGAAACTATGTTTTGAAGAGTTAGGAAGCCGAGCCCAGATTTCTATGTTTTGCTTGAGAGAACAAAGGAAAGATGTTTTGAAGAGTTAGGAAAAGATGTTATAAGAGCAAAGAAAAGA